GCCTGGAAGAGAATGCTGCACCATTAAACGGGTATTCCAGCAATTTTTCCACTATTCGAGGTTCCACCTGTGCAAAAGCCTGATGAAATCCGTGATACTGGTCGATACTGTACCATGTCCGGTAATAGGTATCCTCATAGACCTCCTGCATGGTTTTTTCTGCCTCTGCCTGATAATCAATCGCATAGAGCTGTCTGAGAATTGCATCCACCTGCATCTCAAGAGCCTGATAACGGGTCACTCTGGCTTTCAGGGACATATTATTGACCTGTTGGTTATATTTCCCAATGTTATCCATAGCAAGCGCAATAAAATCATTAAGCTCTCCCAGCTCCTCCGCATCGAGCCGCTTCTGAGCCGCTACGAAGGATAAGCCGTTTTCTTCTGCATACCGGAAATAGAAAGCCTCTATCGTCTTTTGCAACTCCCTCTTTGACTGGTTAAATGCTTTTTCCAACCGCTTAAAGTATTGATTAACCTGCATCTCTCCGGCCTTGTACATGGCCTCCTGCCGCTTCTGCCAGTAATCCACTACTCCTCACCGCCCTCCGGGAACATATCAGATAATTCAGCCTTCTCCGCCTCGCGCTGGGCATTTAACCGGGTAAGCTCCTCTGTTGCATCCTCTGTCCACGGATGATTTTTCACAATCGTCTCATCTGAAATGATGCCCTTGGATGCTGCACAGTCGATAATCGCCTGACTCTCGTTAATAGCGATATCCCGGTTAAACGTCACATCAATTTTGCAATCCGGATAGCTTCCGGCTCCTGTCAGCTCCAAATATCTGCGCACAAACCAAAACAACTCGTCCATGCCCACTTTAAAAGCATTTTCGAGACGGTTACATTTAAGATCCAGTCCGGAGTAGATAAATTTAAGAGCGATACCAGACGGACTATTGCCCAGCCTGTCACTGTTTTTATCAACTCCCTGTCCGAAATCGTAGATATCTTTTTTCAGCGCCTCAAAGTCTTCCTTGGCTGCCGTGATGTCGATTGGTGTGCTTAGCGCTTCTGCACCGCCGTCCTCATCCAGGGAGATAGCCCGGAAGTAGTTTAAATCCCGCATAAACTCACCCAGGTCATTTCCACCATACCCTTTTAACGCGTAAACAATGGAGCTTAACTCGTCGAGCATGTTTGCCGCATCGGAGCGGCCCTTGTCATATCCATCAATCAGGGTTTTGATGAATTTAAGGTCCGGCAGCTCATAGTCGTTGTTTTTAAACGGCACAAATGGGACCTTCCCCCAGCTCTCCGGAAGACCACCTACCAGAAAATGCTCCTGGAACTCGCCGTCCTCAATGACCGCATCCAGATACCTCTCTGCATCCAGACGCAAATCCCATCCTTCTCCCTCAGAGTCGGAAACGTAATAGGCTACACCATCCGCAGTCCAATACTCTACTTTTGTAACAGTCTTTTGCTCCTGCCCCTCAATGACATCCAAATTGTAAAACCAGATGAATCCGCTCATTTCTTCATGGTCGTTATCTATCCAAAGTGGGATCGCCTCCTCCGGCCTGACAATCATTGTCTTAAACTGCCCTGCCTCATCGATGTATGGATGCAGCCAGGAGATACCGCCATTACTGGCTGACACGCCAAGACGCATCAGGCGTTTACTCTGGAAGGATTCCCCAAGGGTTGTCTGCACCTGCTCTAAAAACTCTTCAGATTCCTCGCAAGTGAGCGTATATGGTTTGGATAACAGATAATTCACCTTGTCCTCTACCAGAATATACATAAAACCGTGCGCTCTCTTGTTGTTGGGCTTTGCATTATCAATTATCTTTTCGATTTCTCCGGTTGCCTCATTTTCCCGGTATCTATACTTTTTCCGGTTCATGATTTCCGGGTTGTCCACACGATAATATGCATCGCCGTCCATCATCCATTTACGCTCTGCTGATTTTACAAATTCATCCATGTACAGCCGGCACAGCTGCATATTTGTCATCCGGTTTTTATCCGGGTTAAATAATATATCCATCTATTGCACCTCATTTTAAAATCCGGATGCCCGGACGCATTTTAATTATTGTCATACACAGGTAACGCACAGCATCAAGCGCGTGGTCATGCTCTTTCACCGGCTTATCCTCGCCCTTTTCCGCTGCTTTTGCATCCCAAATATAGGACGCAAACTCTTTTATCAGATTGTCGCAGTTTTTATCAATCAAAATAGCACCCTGGTTTAATAGCGTAGCCACAAACCGGATGCCATCTAAAACATCGTTTTTTGCTTTTTTGACCTTAAAGCCGTCTTTTTCCAACTGAGCTTTAAATGATGCAGCCGCAGGATCCAGTACCACAAAACGGATACTCTCGCCATGCAGCCAGTCTTTTAAATCTCTGGAAAACTCTGCATCTGTCTTCTGTCGTCCTTTGTCTCTGCCTGAGTAATAATATTCCCTGCAGCAGTACCATTTCTTATCAGCCCCTTGCTGCCAGAGCAGAAAGGCCGTTGGGTTCTGGGTACCATAGTCACAACTGACATACTTATCACCAATCCAGAAACCATGCCCTGTCCTGGCCTTATATGCGGCTGCCAGAGCCTTAGTATCCACGGTATGCTTGTCGGGGTCAAACATGTCATAGATAACACCCTCAGCCATTGCCCAGAGCCCCATGATATACCGCTTGAAGAAAACACCGGTATACATGCTCCGATACCTGGCCTTAATCTCTTCTGACAGGCTCAGGTTATCGTCCATGGTAAAATGGACATACAGTAATTTTTTGAGGTCTGG